CATGTTCAAAAAGAGTAGATGCTCCAAAAGTATTAGTTGCACCACTTATATTGGTAACTGTTGGTGTTGCAGTTGAATCATATTCTGTAGCATAAGGTTTATCATAAGTGCTTGCATCAGCATAACTACTTCTTGCAAGTGTCATAGTTGACCAAGTGTTTTCAACATAATTATAAATAACAGATCTGTTATTTTGTACTGAAGGATCGTTTAAAGGTTTACCTGCAGGGTATAACCAAATTATTTCATTGAATAAAGAATTGTGTTCAGCGTAGACAATTTCATTAGATGAATAATTAATACCAGTGTTATTACCACTAGTGGTAAAAACAAAATCTTCTATTAATGAAGGTAGTAATTTTACTGTACCATCAAATTTAAAAAATCCACCTCCAGATCCCATCCAGAATACTTGACCATCTGCATAGACTGCTGCGTGTTGGCCAATACATCCACAATTCGATCCAACTTGTCTTATTGAAAATGTAAAAGGAGGACCAACAAACTGCATAGTATACGCTGCAGTGTCTGTTAAAATTAAATTGTAGTCTTTACCAGAAACAGTTGCTACAATTTTATTACCTGTATCTAGTCTAAATGTTCCAGCGGTATTCACTGAAGTTGGTTCATATATATTATAGTTTTCTTGGTCACTAAATCTTATAAACATTGGATCTTGTGTTGTTGGATCACCAATAGTTGTTTCTGTTCCTAAGTGAACTACATGTCTATCTCTATCGGATACAATTGTAGATCTAGATGCAGTGGGAGCCCCTGTCATTACAGTTGCTCTTGTCTCTAATTGTGGGTTTGTTGTTCCAGGATCCCAAACAAATGTTTTACTATCTTTTATAGTTGCAATAAGTTGTTGTCCAAAATTATCTAAACTCCAGTTACCAGGGTCAAGAATTACACTTGATGATGTACTACCCTCTCCCCATTCACCAGAACCCCAAGTATCTGTACCCCAACCATAACCATATGTTTGAATAGTAGGACCAATATCTTCATAAGGGTCAATAGTTCCAGAACCTGCAGTCGACATAGGTGTTCCGGTTTCCGTTGTCTGTAATTTTATAGTAAAGGTATCTGCAGTAGGTACCGTTAAAATTTCAAAAGTAAAATTTTCAAAATCATCAGAGGTTAAAGAAGATGTTCCTGGTATTATTACATCTGAAAACGTAATGTAATCCCCAACATCTAATGCATGAGTTGTTTTATTAACAGTTACGATATCTGAACTAGAAGTTGAAGTAAAGGTAACACCAGTGATAGCGGTAGCTAGTGGAGTAATATCATAAAAAGCATCTTCATAATAAATATATAAAGCTTTTGAAGTACCGATAGCATCGTATTTTCTGCCTTCTAAATCTGTCCAAGTATGTTGCGCACGTGCAGGACCTGCTATGGTTTTTTGTCCGACAGCTACAAACCCTCCAATTTTTTCAGGTTGGTTGTATCTAAATCTAATAAAATCACCATCAATCCATTGTCCTTCTGCACCTGAGGGTGTGTCGGTTTTATTGATACCTGGTCTAATTTGTACATTTGCTAAAGGCATGGCAAATTATAGCACATTGTATGTTTTAATTCTATAAACTGTAATCTATTTATCAGTCAAAGTTTTAGGATATTTATTAGCTAATAAAGTCTTATAAGTTTTTTCATTAGATTTAACCATTTCATTTCTAAAACTTTCAATAGCAGAACCTGCTTGTCTAGTTTGCTGTGAATTTTCAATCATAAGTAAAGGTAAATAAGAAACAGCGCAACCATACTCATCTTGCTCTTGCCCTGTTTGTGGATTTGTACCTCTTAGTTGAATAAACCAAGCACAATCAAATTTTCGACAAGGTTTAAAATTATCCAAAGGACAATTGTTTTTAATTTCTAATTTCATTAATCTTTTGAAGCAAGTATTATATCAACATACTGAACATTCAAGTTAAAAGTATCGCTAAAACTATGGGTATGAGAGCCTCCAGATAAAGTACCAACACCGTGTGAGTGACCTCCACCGCCCCCTGCAGATGAAGTCGTTTGAGTGGTATCAGATAAAGTAGCACCATGTGCCGTAGAACCAAATTGAGATAAGTTACCCCCTTGAGTAATGGTGTGGGTGTGAGCAGGTATTTGACTAAGAGTTAAAGTATGAGATGCCGTACTACCAGAAATTGTAACTCCTGTTGAACCAGTTGTTCCACTTACTGTTTTAGTAGAATTAAATGCATCTGTAAAAGAGTTTGATCCTCCTGTAGATGCAGTTCCACTAACCACTCTAAGCGCTTTGTTATTTTGTGATGTTAATTTAGTAAAACCGGTAGGTGCTGCTGTTTGTTGAAACAACATAATTGTTCCAGAAGGAATAACAGCATCATTAGTTAATTGGTCTGGACCCACAGCATTGTCTGCAATTTTAGCTTGTGTTACCGCATCATCCACTAATTGCACAGTATCAATAGCATCTGCAGCAACTTTAGCGTTAGTTACAGCGTCATCTACAATTTGTACCGTATCAATAGCATCTGCAGCAACTTTATCATTGGTTACCGCATCGTTTGCAATTTGTGTAGTTCCAACAGTACCACCTAATGTATCTAAGGATACTTCATTTAAATTTGTACCATCAGCATAAGCTGCATAGATTTTATTCGAATCAAGTGTAAACCCTGTGCCGGTTGCTGTTTTAATGGTTAGGTTTGTTGGGTTAGTAATTAATGAACAATCAAAAATATAAAATTTTTCAATAGAATCTGGAATAGTTACGGTTGTTGCACTTGTTAAAGTAATGGTTGCAAATTTCAATACCATATTTCTGGCATTTGAAATAGAAGCATTATTCATTACTAAAGTTGTCGTAGCACCATCAGTTAGAGTAATTAATTCATAACCTGCTATTGCTTGTTGAATTAAATTTAAATTAGCATTAGTCTTTGTTCCCCAAGTACCGGCATTTTCACCGGTAGCCATTAACTCTAGTTTAAGATCTGTTGAATATGTGGATGCCATAATTTGCTATTATACACTTATTAAGCTGCTATATCAACTTCTGTCCAAGTATTCGTTACCCCTTCATTTACGTTAGTCCAAGTGTTCGTTACCCCTTCATTTACGTTAGTCCAGGTATTTGTTACATTCGGATCAACATTTGACCATGCAGTAATTAAAGGACTTCCTGTATCAGTTGATAATTCAACACCTGTAACAGGAACCTCTACTCCTGGAACTGCTACTACAGAACCAACAGATATTGCTGCAGATATACCAGTTACATCGACTGGAGTATTAATATCAATTGTTTCCTCACCTAAAGCACCTAATAACTGTTGTCCAATAACATCTATATTTGCATCAGCTGTTATTGTAACCGAGTCAACAAATCCGCTATTTGTAAAAGTTGTAGAACCATTAGCTCCATCAAAATGTAATAAAATTGGAACATTTCCATCTGCTGTGTATGCTGAAGTTGGTGGAGTAAAATCGGTACCTCCATACTCATCTACATCAGCTACACGAAGTTCATCAATATAACCTTCCCAATTATTTGAACCATTGAAGTCTGAACCAATGTGTATACTTGCAGCACTAGCTGTGACTCCAAAAAGTGTACTATCTTGTTTAACACCGTTAACAAAAACAGAATAAGTATTTCCAAAAGGATCACCACGAGTAACGGCAATGTGCACCCAGGTATTTGCAGAAAACACATTATTAATATTAAATAAAGTTCCATTAGCACGAAGAACTAATAAATTATCACTGGCTTGTCGTAGAGCTATTGCATTATTAGATAATGAATCCCTTGAATCAAAGAACACCGCATCTTGTGTACCACTAGTCGGTCGTACCCACATATCTATTGTAAATGGATCGCCTGCAAAATTATAAGCTCCTTCTGATTCTAAATAATCTCCTGTGCCATCTAAAAGTAAACTTGCTCCACCAAACTTAGATTGAGCCGTAGATATTTGAGCATCTCCAAATCCAGTAAATGCTAAAGGACTCGGAAGTGATACGCTTGCAGAAACACCTGTTACATCAATATTAGCATTTGCTATTGTGGTTACATCATCAACAACTGTAGTTAATTCTTCCCCTGTAACATCTACATTAGCATTTCCTGTTACATCGACATCACCGACAGCGCCACTTAATTCACTACCATTTACGTCTACATCTGCATTTGCTTGAGTGGTTACTGAACCTACTGCTAACTCTATTTCACTTTCTGGCGATGCTATAATTGAAACATTACCTCCAGCACTTATAGAGAAAGTTCCTATAGTAAAGTTTAATTGAGATCCTGTTGGAGATGCAGAAGCTCCTGCAGTAGCGGTTACACTACCTACGTTTGTATTGAGTTCAGATCCGGTTACATCTACTGGAGTATTGGTAACAATGGTTTCATCTCCTAAAAATGAATTTAACTGAATACCAGTTACATTTACATTTGCATTAGCTTGTGTTGTAGCTGCACCAATGTTGGTTGTAAGTTGTACACCGGTTACTGCAACATCAGCGTTTAATGAGCCTTCAGCTGCAAAAGGTGCTTCGGAAAATGTTGTTATTCCAAAAGCCATCTATTAGGCTCCTGGGTCTATAATGTTATTGCCTTCTATTGCAGCCCACTCTTGTATTGCTTGGTAATCTGTGTTTGCTTCGTCTAGTGGTACTATTAAAGTTTTTCCATTTATTACAGCTTTTATAGAAACATTCTCTTGTTGGTTAGTTTCTTCGTTAAAAAGTTTTTGGTATGTTGCACTTGTAATTATCATTTATAACTCCGCATCTAATTTTACAGTTCCATCATGTAATGTTGAATCTCCAGTACCAGTTGCTGTGTGATCCCATTTAATATTATTTTTAGCTGGTGTTAATGTTCCTGTGCTACCTACAAGACTACCATGAGAACCTGAAAAACTACCAGTTGGATCAGCTCTCATAGTAGGATTTACTGGATAAGACATTTTATAAGTGTCGCCACTATTTACGTTTATTCTACAATTAGTTAATTGTTCTTTGTAATATCTCTGACATCTTTCTAAATTCACATCAACAGGTAAAAATTCAAAGTCGCTTGCAACTTGGCCTGCCTCTAACTGAACTCCAGTTATGTACCATTCATTACTTGTACTGTCGGCAAGGTTAACTTGACCTACGGCTGTATTAGTATTTAAAGCACTTGCTTCCCAAGAGGTTGCTAAAGTACCAGATGTATAATCAGTTCCAGCACCTAAAAAGAAAATAACTTGTAAACTATTTCCATTATCATTATCAAAAGCACCAGTAGTATCTCCTTCAAAAGTTAATGTTTTCTTTTCCCAAGTAGAAGCACTATTTATGGTGTATGATTTTGAAATTTGTCTAGTATTATCTTGGTCAACTAAATTTAAAATATATGTTCCAGTTTTATTAGATTTAACCCAAAATGAAGCTGTTAGACTTTCAGCGTTTGCAGTTCCTTTTTTTAAATATTGTAAATTTTGACCTTCTACTCTTTGTGCTATTCTAATTAACTCATCAGAGGCTAAACTTCCTTGCGCTGTAGTACAATCCATTTTTAATGATTTTGCAAAACCTTGACCACTAGGTACATCAGTTGATTGTGTTTGTGTAAATTCATATGTAGGTGTTCCTACTTCTTGAAATCTCCATCTATCAACAGTATGATAACCACTATCATTATTTCCTAATCCAGTGGCCGAAGTTCCTCTTTGAGCAATACTCATATCTCCGTTAATAATTATATTTTTAAAATTAACAACATTTTGTAACTTAGAGTTACTAATTGAATCATCAGGAAGTGTGTTTGCTATGTTACTAATTCTAGTTATTGCCATATTATAACCCTATCAATGCTTTCACTTCTTCTTCGGTTAATCCTAAGTCTAAAAGTTTTTGTTTGCCAGATGCTTTTTTAGTTTCTTTATCTGCATCAGCTTGTTGTAATTCTGCAATCTTTGCATTTACTTCTGCTTCAGTTGGCATAGTAGCACCATCTTTTATTATTTTAATATTGGCATAAGTCATTCTTTGGTCGTTAGGAATTTTGTTTCCATTGTCATCAAACTTTTTCCAACCATACCAATTAACTCCATTGGTTTCGTTAAAGGTTTGTAATGCTTCTTGTAAATAATCCATTATGTATCTCCTAATCTAATTACACTAAAGCAAGTAAAATTAGTGTCTGTAGTTCCTCTTAAAAAAGTGTTTGAACTACCATTACTGCTTACTGTTGAAAATTTAAACTTGTAGTTAGTCGTATTTGTTACATCAAATAAAAAAGAGTTTATGCCATTTTGATTTGTTGGAATACCACCACCACTATTACCTTGTCTAGCATTTGCTACAGTTTCATATGTTGAATTATCAGTTGTTATTTTTAATAACA